GTACTCAACGTCATTGTCAATTGAGCCTTGTTTATGCTCCAACAATGAAGTATCCATGTCGCCTTTGGTGGTCGTAATGATCATGCTATCCTCAATATTGCGGTTGTGTTAGTGGATGTTGGAAACTGAATGGTAAATGTATTTGTACAGGTTTTATCTGCGCCAAAATCAAGTACTGCTACTGATGCATTATTTTGGCTTGAATTGTAGATCAATGCCCCACGAGCTGTAAACGAGGCTGGGTTCCAAACAACATTAGCAAATGACCAATACGCCGTGGTTCCTGATGTACCAGAAGTTGGCGTCTGTGTGATGGTCAGTATTTGCCCGCCTTGTGTATAACCGTTGCCAGTTGGAACTTCTCCAACTAAAGCTGTTGAGTACTGTGTTGTAGCCGCATTGAGAGTAGCGGTAGAGTTGAACAACGCAATATAAAACGTGTTGGGACTGGTAGGCCCAAAGTTGTGCAAACCTTGAGCCAGTTGAACCTTAAAGCTGGTGGTAGCCGTTTGAACTAAACTCATGTGACCGCCTGTCTAAATTGACCAGAACGGTACGCATCCTGACGCTCCATACCATCACCAAGACGTTTAGCTAGAGCTAATGCTTCTGTATATCTTTTCTCATATAAGGCTACCATATCAGCTTCACCTTTCATAAAGGTATAAGCCTCAACAAGAGAGCCATACAAAAGCACGGTATCAAAGTTGTCCCCAAGCCAAGAAGTACCACTTGGGTTGTTAACGGTATCAGAGATCGAAACTGGGTAATAGTAATAATGCAACTCAGCGGTATAAGTAGTGTCAGGAGTGGGGCCAAGTATGAAAGACAATTCATTTGTGATTGCCCCGCTTGCTACTGTTGGCCCGAACAAAGCATAGTATTTTGGCGTTCCGTAGGAGTTAGGAAATCCATATGCTTCACGAATGTAGTTAACATCTTTATTCAGCAAATATTGAAACTGCCCTTGGAACGTCACAGTTCCCGACACAGTGCCAGTATTTGGAACTGATAAAGTAATACTTGTTCCAGAAATATTAATTACATAGGAATTAGGGGCAATTCCTGTGCCTTGTGCCAACTGACCCAAAACAATCCCTGAATTGCTGGCCACCGTAATAAGCAACGTACCAGCAGAACCTGTGGCTGTTGTGGAAGCGGTTGTATATACAGCCAATGAATATGAGGCCAAAAAATCGTTAGGAGAAGACAAATATTGGTTGTAAGGAGTAATAGTTCCCGTTACATTTTTGCGTAATGATGGGAATTGAACTGTGTTATAGATGCGTTGTTCAGCTTGTTCAACAAACGTAGGAATATCATTTACGAAAGTAGTTTCGTAGTTCTGTGTGTAATCCTGTATCAGTTGTTTAAGCTGAGTGTAATTCATGCCATTGGGCCTCTTGCCATCACACCTTTAGTGGCTGCACCTGTACCACGAATCTTAATACCATCTGTCTCAACACGATCATCCATCGTAATGGACACGCCCATCAAAGGAACCCAGTTCTTTTTCTTTTCGAACTCAGGCGCTGTACCAGCATCTGCAATGTTTACAGATTTACCTTTCATGTCATGAGGTGCTGCATATTCATCAGCAGGGCGATTATCTCGATTAGCGCCACGTTGAATAGCAGGGCTATCTTTTTTAGTTGGTTTCATTATTTGCTCCCAGGTTTTTGATTATGGGCACGGGCTAAATTGCGGCCTACTGCACGCATATCTTTACCTGTTGGGCCACCCTGTTTCATTTTGTGAACCTTGCCGCCCTTTTTGAGATTGGATAGGTTGGTGTGCTTGCCGGGATGTTCCTGTTTATCATGCATAGAAAAAGCCTTCTTAATCAGCTTTTTGTCCTCTTTGATATCATCGTGCTTCATTCTAAACTCCTACGTTGTAACTATTGTAACTGTACCAACTTGTACTTGCAAAATCAAATCATTTTCAGTTAAAGCCGTATCAAATAATCTTGCCCCACCAACAGGATTCCAGCCCCACTGAAATACTCTGCTACCTTCGCCAATCGACCCTGTTGCAGTAACTCCTGATTGGGTATAGCTCAAATCTGGCCTAGGTTGCATAACCGCTTGTGGATCATCAATTGGATACATACCCAATTGCAATTGGGGCTGATCTGGATCCCAGCATTCAGGACATACCTTTAATTGATAGATTTTGGTCTTAATGATCTCCATCTTCAATTGTTTGAGCATGTACCTTTGCCCACAACGATCACACTCGGCAATCGAGTTTTTACCCGATGCGAACCTATTCGCCATTAAATCCCACCCCCAATGTACATATGTCTAGGTACAAATCGAATAGCGGATTTATCATGGTCTTCTTGGGCGGCTAATGTCCAAGCTTCATCATATTGTTGTTTTAGGACAGGTAATCTGTCCATTGCATTTGGTAGTTTTAATGCCATGTAATAGGCTAATCCAGCTACCATGCAAGTAATAAATCTGAATGGTATGTCCATAACATTTACACCGCCCCCAGCATCTTGCATACGGCGCATACGCCAGTAAACAAATTGATAGGTAGTAGACCCGTCAGGTGTGGGCCAAACGGTTATACAAGGCTTTTGGGAAAGAGTTATAGGGGAGGCTATGTTATGGGATGCCGCAGTGGTGTTTCGTTGCCCACGGTTGCAATTTAGCAAATAAGCGGGGTTACCATTAGTAGCTACTTGAACTTCATTGAACCCAATTAGTTCTGAATCAATTGTAATAAACCCAGCATTTGGTATACCAACAAGTGAAGTTACTGGGATTGTAGTATCTGTTGCGCCAATAGCTGCATACAAATAACTACCTGTTAAAGAATCTTGAGCTGTTAGTCTTTGAACCCAAACTTGAATTGGTCTTGCTTGGGTTAACTTGTTTGGAATAGTCGCATAGGTAGAAACACTAATACGAGTAATAGTTAGATCGGATTGGTTACTTACGGAGTTAGCATTTGTGCGAACCACATGCTCAAGCAAATCAACCGTATCGTCTGGCAATGCATAGGTATTCTGACCTTGAACAAGAGGAATATAGTCTTGCTCAAATGTCCACATATTAATGCCACGATTAGCCCAATCAGCAAACAACAAATTTAAAGACCGTCTAGCAGTCTTTATGTTGTATCCTGATCTAGATTCTGAACCGCAGCGCTCATACGCCTCCTCGACTATTTCGGTGAGGTCTAGATTGAACCCTGAAACTCCAGATGTCTGTGCCATTATCTAAACCCTGCGGTTTTCTTTGCAATTGTTTTTGGCTGGGCAACAAACTGTTTGCCAGCCGCTTTACCTTTACGCTTTGCTTTTGTCGTTGCAGCATATTCTGCTGGAGTCAACGACTTGATTGCTTTCTCAGGAAGATACCGCTCACCAGTCTTACTCGATGGTTTTCCACTTTTGGTGCGCCATTTTTGATCACCCCAATCTTTTAAAGATTGTTGCGGGTTTTTCATTTATAGCCCCCACCTTTAGCCTTATAAGATTTAGCCAGCAGTTGTGCTTTACGAGCAGACCATTGACCAGCTCCTGTGCCTTGCACGGCTCTAGACTTGATGGACTCAAACAAAGACTTGCGCATACCGGGTTTGGTGTACGCATTTGCTTCATTTACTTTTGACTTGACCTTGCCGCCTTTTTTGTACATGGCGACATCATTAGGGTTATCTTTTCGTTTAATAACCTTTTTACCCGGCATCTTAGACGGGTTGATGTCGCCCATACCACGACTGGACATCATCTCATATGTCCTTTAGTGTGACCACGCTCGCAGCAACCATCTGCTCTTGAAGAGGCAGAACTCTTAGCCACGCCACCTTTAGCCATAGATTTACGGTACATCACAGCAGCATCACCACCTGTTTCAGAACCATAAAATCCATTTTTCTTCCAGTTAGCGGGTTGCCTACGATCCAAGCCTTGTTGCTTGTTCATGTAATCACGCAGGCTTAAACCAGATTTAGCTAATTGTTCTTTGGTAACAATCGGGGCTTTCTTTTTAACAGGAGCGGCTTCCATTTTTTGTGGGCCTTCATCTGTTACATTGCGCTGCTCCGTATCGTGCATATACGATTCGTTGTCAACGTCACCACCTTCTTCATATCGTTTAGCTTTTTTATGCTTTGCCATGATAGTTTCCTTATTTGGATTCTTGATGCTTGTGCAAATGTTCTACAACTTCGTGATGCTTATGGTGACCAGCAGCATGTTCGCCATAATGATGGTGATGGTGTTTATGACCACCTACTTCATGCTCTTTCATGTGGTGAACGTGATGTTTATGCTCATGGGGATGCTCATGTCCAGCGGGATGAATATGCTTTTCGTGCTCTGGGTGTTTCATGACTAACTCCTTATTTCTTATGACGAGCCATACCACCACGTTTCATGGCTGGGCCTTTGACGTTATATAAACCGCCATTACCAATGTCGTTACCCTTCATTCTGGGCATCATGGCTTTGGTATGACCACGTTCTTGAACGCTATGTTCGCCATGCTTTTTAATTCCGCCTTCTTTGACAGAACCCATCTTAGCTGTGGTCATGCCACGTTTTTCTTCAACGCCATGTTTGCCAGTAAGACCGCCAGAAGCCATCTTTTTAATATGGCCGCCATGCTTAATACCGCCTCCTGTTGGCTTACCTGTTTTTGGTTCTTTTGGCACAGGAATCAAATTCTCGGCCATACCACCCATCGCCATTTTTAAATGATGATGAGCCATCTTCATATGATGTGCGTGTTTATCGTGTGCCATATCTCCACCTCTTGAAAAATGTTTGCCTTTATCGGCGTTGCTAAAATCTTGTCCCACTTTTTGTGGAACCCCTACCTTCTTTGCAAACGCCTTGTTATGGGCAATTGCTTCCATAAAGTTGTGCTGTTTCTTGCTGGTACTTGGCATATTAAACCATCTTTCCCTTAGTCAGTCCACGAATTGCGCATCCATCAGCACAATTCCAAGCCCGTAGGC